AATCGCCTTGCGGACCATAGGTCTTGCGTAGAGGGCTAGGCAAATTAAAAAGCGGGCCGGAGTTTGGTTAACCAGTACCGGTTCTCTGGTTTGCTTGTGGAAAAATAACACAGGCGAAAAACGCCAAAAAGAATGTTTGCTTTTCTCATTCTTTCGGGGTCTTGTCTGAGCCTTTGTTCGAACTCGCACGCGAAGGTGGGGGGGAACGAACTTTTGATTCCACACTTGGAGGAGGTGGTGATGGAGCTCGCATGGCTTCTTGAAAAGCCAGCGGGAGATCGCCGAGGTCAATTTCAAAATCTTCATGAGGTAAGCCTACATCCACAGGAGGAATGTGGGCAAGAAACCATTTTGTGAGTTCGAATTTGATGACATCGCGCGTTCGCTTGAGATGTTCGGTGCGACTCCATTTCTTGGATAAATCACCATAAACCTTTTCCCAATGTTCAGTGAAGGTTCTGATGATGTCTTTGCCCTTTCGATCGTATGTAACGCGATCAATCGGGACACCTCCAGGAGGTTCTTCAATCAACTGTTTTAATTGATGGCGGCATTTCCCACCAAATTGGTGGAACGAATCGCGAACGCTCATGTAATCTGCACTTGGGATAACAGGGAGATCAGACTCCTTGGTTTCAAACCAATTGCCAATTGATGGAGAGGATGAGGTGGGGAGAGAACCCTGCATCATCGCTTGCTTCTCCGAAAACAATGTGGCGGTTTTCAGATCAACATGAACGCCGCGAGCGATGGTCTGACGTTCAGCCATCATCGTTTTGTAATTCCGTGGGCGGCAAGTAATTCGGAATCGACGATCGCGTCTTCCAAGTTGATTCTCAGTGGGGTAAAGCTGGTTTGCAAACCAAATTCCAGGGTGTCTCGCACGATTCGCGAAGACAGGTATCACCTTCTTGTCATCTTTCTTTTCTCCGGCTTCGAGCGCTTTGACTCGATCTTCAAGAGAATGAATTGCAGAAGTCTGCATGCCAGGAGAGAGAACATAGTTGGTGACAATGGAGGTCTCTTTTGGAGAAGGAAATTTGCGAGTGAATCGGATCAGAATATCTTGCACGCCGAAAACATCGGCACCACCATTGTTGTTACCAGTTTGGCAAATCACAAAGTAATCATTGCCATCAGCAGGGATGGCAAGTGTCGAAGCCCAAGAACCAGCACCCATACTAACTGCTGAAGTGGTGCTGCGGGCCATCAAACCAACTTTGTTTGGGGAATTCTGATCATATATCCACGATGAGGCGGTGAAGGGCGAAAATGCAGTGCCCGTTTGCGCACCAGGCGCCATCTTGGAAAATTGCCATTGGTGAATGAATTCAGTGCCACCAGCTGCTTTGAGGATGTTAAAATTGGTGGTAGCCAACTCAGCATCCCATAGCCCAGGGGGCAAGTAGTAACCATTCAAACCATTTGAATCGACACCAGTGAAGAAAGCTGTACCAGCGTTGTTAGTGGGTTGTGGACCCGGTATCAAAGCATTGATGCCGCCAGGGCATGCATCACCACCAGACGAAGCCTGATTGGAAGCCCAGGAACAAAGCGTGTCTCCATGTGTGGAGGCTGCGCCGGTTGAAACATTTGTGATGTTGTGGTTTGCCAACCAGGAATTGAAATACATGTCGCAACCACCAACGAAGTTTGGTTGCAAAGTGGGTCGGCTGAATTCAACATCATATTCAATCCAGACTGAGCCAACAACGCCAGTAGTGTTTGTTGGAACAGAGACATTCATATCGAAACGAGCCTCGTTCGAAAATCGAATGTCAGCATTTGTTGAACCATTTGCATCCATATAGTAACGACCACCTCCAGCGGGAGGCATCGACCAATGGTGCGGTGTCCAAAAATTTGAAAAGGTGCCGCCGCGCTCGACAGCATCTTTTATCGATTGGATTGTTGCAGGGTTGAATTCAGTTGGGTCCATATTAAAGGCACCGACAACATTGCCGGTGCTCGAAGTTGCAGAGGACGGGTAGAAACCAACAACCATTTTCTTGAAACGGAAATTGTCCCATAACGAAGCTTGTCGTCGCACCGCTTCACCAATAATTTGTGTTGGATTGATATTCAATGAGAAAAGGAGAGAACCAATAGCATTGTTACCAGGTCCAGGTAAAGTGGCGGAACTAATTGAAACTGTTCCAAGATAATCACGGGAGTTGAGATTCATACCACGTGCTGTCGAAGAAAAACGTTGGAATTTCTTAGGTTCATTGTGAAGAAATTGGACAGGTGCACCAGATATTCCAACTGATGCAGGAATATTCATCCCGGAGACCTCATTCTCAGCAAGGATGTCATTAACAGAAGCCCTCACACGGAGTTCCGACGCTTCTTCAGCGGTGGGTCCAAGATATCCTTCATGACGTTTTCGACGTTTGTGATCGAGCGCAGGGCGCGACCAGATTCGCGGATTGCGTTTCGCCGCAAGTCCAGGAGACGCAACATTTGGTCTTGGTGTTCGCACTCCTTTTCGATTATTCTGAGCCAGATTTCGCGTGAGAACCTGACTCGCAAGTCGATCCCGGACAGCAGTTGGAGCTTTTGTTTGTGGTCTTTTCGCTCCATTTGTTTTAAGATTGAGGGACACAGCCTTCAAATCTTTTGCTTTCTTAGGCATTCGATGTTCTTGTGGGAGGGTATAATACCAAGCAGCCTGAGTTGGTGTCAGGGATCTTGGATCGAAATTTGGGTCTGAAATTCGCTTTCGCCAATATTCGTTGGGGGCGGATAGCTTGTTAGAAATGCTTCGACCAATGCTCGTAGACTCAAGCAAATGTAAAGCAGACTCAATAGGATCAACCACAAAGTCGTCGAGTCCCTCGGAAAGCCCGTATTGGAAGTCAGAGTATCGTTGACCGTACTTGTCGTATTTAAAATCGTTATGATACCAACGATGTTTGACTCCAGGAGGTCGCCACTTGTTGAAAGACGTTTTCGAAGAGAAAAACTTTATAACTGGCTGGCCAACCAGTTACAATTGATGGGAACTGGCCTGCACCCATCAAAATTCAACATCTGGGGCTGAATCGGATAAACCAATAACGTTTTCTTGGATGGCAAGTTGTGCCATATGTTCTGCTGAACCAAGGTTAGAAATTCCAACGTAGGGCGTACGGATTCGCCCATGGTAAAGATCCGATAAATCACTTCTCGAATGATACGCTGAACGCATGAATAATAAAGATGGGTAGCGATCAAAGAGCCATCGTGTATATTCATCCAACCACTCAAAGAGCGGAGGATTACCATAAGAGCAAATACGGAGACCAAGAACTCGCTCGAGTGCTTTTCGAGGTTCGTTAGTCCCGTGGACAAAGAGAGAATTGAGAACTTTCTCAGTGTCAAGGCAAGGCATCCAAATACCCTCGTGTCGTCTCCACGTTAAGTTCATCCACTTCAAATTGACGAGATCGGTGAAAGTGGAAAGGGTAAATTTGATATTGAAACACACCATCGAGATAACGGCGTGTTTTTGAAGATTGTAATCATGCCAAAACATGGCATTACAATCATCACCAAAAGCGATACAATGCACAAACTGTAACATGGAATCGAGTGTGATAGCTCGACCCCATTGACAGACTATGTTGTGAATCATGTGCAGTATCGTCCACATAGTATTCATTGGTGTGGTCAATGCTTGACCAGAAGGATTGCCGCCATACTTAAGAAAAATATGGCCATCAGGCATTACACACATTTGGATACGAGTTGTTTTGAAGTAATTTGACACGCGCTTACGGCCAAAATCATCATATGAAAGAAGTCGTTGGAAAAGCTCTTCCAAGATATCAAATATCCAAATGGACATGCTTGCTTCCCATTCACTCCCATCAGTTTCCACACAATTTGCACCATTAGCCATAAAGGCAAGATGGTCAAAAGACTTATGGAAAGGAGTCATACCAACTGCAGACCAGAATTCTCCAGTGAAAATCTCCGTATGAGATTCGATAAGTGCATCGAGTAATTCACCAAATATCCTGCGTCCTGCAATAACATGGTTGACATCTGAACAAAAAATAATGCGAGGTGTTTCTCGCTTTTCAGGAGGTCTGATCTCATTCTTGATCATGATGGTGGAATAAAGCCAAAAGGGGGAATCAGTTGACAAAGACTCCCAGTAGGCAGGGAAGAAATTAATAAAGGTTGGTGAGGACCAATAATCCATTTTATCCTTGAATTTTAGGTCCCAAGGCCAACCAACTGCTTTGTGAGGTTTGAGAGAATTAATGGCAGTCAATGTGTCAACGACATTAAATCTGCGAGGTGCAAGTGTACGAGAATACATTTCGAACGTGAGTTCCATTGCTTTTCGCATATTCGGGCCAACCCAATCAACCATTTCATGATGAAGATGGCGGAGGGGTTCGTTGACATTTGAGTGCACATAAATTTGGGGCTTGTTGAACTTGTAAACAGAGTTCCAAACAGCCTGTGTGGAAAAATCAGGTAAACCATAATTAAATTGAATTTGAGAAGAGACAATTGGCCACCCATGTTTATGGGCAAAGGCTTCAACATAAGGATCTGAATGCCAGCAAGGGACCCGATACGCCCGCAACGCGGTTTTTATCGGAACTTTACCACCTTCTACTGACTCAAGACCCCAGTAAGCCGGCCGTCTAGGTCTTAACCTGATCTCCCATCCGTTTTCTTCCGGAATGGGGTCCTTGACGATAGGGATGTGAAAGTCTGCTGCTTTTGCCCACCTATTTGTAGTGGGCGACAACGGTTTAAATACAGCGACCAAAGAATTCGTTGCATGCGTTCAGGAAGTTTCTTGAAGTGAGGGCAATTATCAGGTGTGTTCATAACACGATCCCCGACATCATTCTTTGAATAGGCAACATAAAGGTTTTTCAGTTGCTCATTAACAACGGTTCCATCCCACCACTGGCGTGTATTTTCACGTTCGCCAGCCATGGCACCCCAATGTGAAAACCAATCAATAGCTTGTTTTCGTTCTTGTTCTGTGAGGGTGTCAAAATTAACGTTTCCCAAATTGATCACTTCGATTCGTTTATAAGGATCGTATTGTGAGAAGCGTTCACGAGATTTCTTGGTCATGCGAGCCCATAGTTGTGGGGAAATCGCAGATAATTTTTCATCTGTCATGAGTTTCTTCGCCATAAGAGCTTCTGCACCAGCATTCCATAATCCATCAGTCTTGTCATCTTTCCAAAAGAAGCCAGATTCGTCCGCTTCACGTTTGGGTTTTTCATTAGGGGTGATGGTAACAGCTTCTGGTGCCATTTCTTTCGTTTCAGATTCCCGCTTGGGTTGTGGTGCATGACTGGCATTTGCCGCATCAAGCAATTCTTTGTGCTCTTGTTTCGAAATAATCACAACAGGTTTGGATTTGGGTTCAACTGGAGTGAATTGTTCAGGAAACAATGATTTAACAACTTCCTCAATTGGGACAAAGAGGTTCAATTTCTTTGGTGTGTGATAACCGACATGAACCCCGACGACTTTGGCATTCACACCGGTGCTCAACACAGGTGAACCTGACATTCCTTCCTCGGTGTTACAGGTGTGACCTGCTAACAATTCATCATTGCCATCAACACCTTCAATAGTCATTCCTTGAACAATTGCACCAGGATTGATGGCAGTGAACAACTTTTGGGGTTGACCATTTGGTTTGAACCACATGTAGACGTTGTCTCCAACATCCGCATTCTTCCAGCTCAAAGAAGGTGCGGCAAAGCCCTGTGGTGGGTTCAATGCAACACAATCAAAGCCAGGGACTTCTTTCCAAACAGAAACAGTGTTAATAAACACACCCTGTGTGTAAACCCGCACTGGTGATTTTGAATCCATGGTTTCGTCACCTTTTGAACGGATGAGATGCTTCGCTGTAATAATCTTGCCAGAGAGCAGGAACCCAGTTGTGGTTCGAGTGCGTCTACCATGGCAGGGTTTTTCATCATCATCATTCGTGCAAACACAGTTCTTTGCATGGTTCATACTCAAAACAAACATTGATCGAACAGAAGTGATAGGAATGCTCAATTCGGCTGAAGAAGTGTGACCCTCACGCATGATCTGCACCTTGAGCTTCTCAATTGCTTTATCAACTTGTTTCTTTTTCTCATCGCCTGATTCGCGTTTCGAGAAATGTCGATCTTTGTAACTTGCGCTCTTTCGCAAGCCTTGTTGATACTCTGACAACCAACGTGTTCCTTTCATGGCATAGAAAACCATGTCACGTTTTTTGTCATCGCCAGAACTGACCATAACATCCAAATCATGTTCGATTCGTGCACGGTCGGCGCTGTCTCCACGGCTTGATTCATCAAGAGAGTGATACAAATTGGCCTCTTCAAAGAGCTCATCAATTTGTTCACGCTCATTCTCATCGATTTCAGCTTGGAAATCGACATTATCTTCATCATCCATAATAACATTTTTGTCACGGACAGCTCGATCGAATTTCCACAAGGGGATTGCCTCATAAGAACCGTCTTCACGGCGCACATGTACAAACCCATCACGACCGATGCGAGCTTCAGTTTCAAGTCCATAAAATTCAATATTGAATTTCTTTCGCATTTTACCATGGGATTTTCGACTCTTCCCAGGTTCGAAATCAATTTTGGCTGGCGCTTTCGGTTTCTTGAAATGCTTGTAAAGGGCGATTGCAGCAACAGCAAAAAGAATTGCAACTGCAGCTCTGCCCATCCAAGTCCAGTTCATCGTAAGCCCATTCCAAAACAATTTCGCACGCTCTTGCCACTCACCGTAATTGGTTTTCTTTTTACACCATTCAAAACCATGTTTGGTTTTGTGCCAGGCGTATGACAGGTATTGAATACCAGGTTTCTTAACCATTGGGTGGTAGCAAAGTGGACACAAATCAACACAACAATCAATACAGTTTTGACACAAAGGGTCAAAAGTAAGCTTGCAGCGGTTGTTCTGATTGTGCTCATGATTGAGATTTGAGTGTGCAAAACAACCAACACGACGACCTTGGAATGTAGCAAGATGGCTAACAATCCGACTGGGCAAATCGGCATTAAGTGGTTTCAACACACGAATAAATTTCATGTTGCGAAGTTTGAAGATCAATGCAGGCAACTTGGGCGCAAAAGGGCCATCATGAGGTTGCCGACTGAAATCAAGATAATAAGTGGGACCAACATTTTCAACAACATTGCGAAGCCGTTTGATGAGTGTTCGCAAAGGATAAACTTGAAAAGTAGTAACATTGTCAATATAACCAGTAATTTGGTGAAAGCCAATCGGCTTGTGAATATTACCAAATTTAACGGTTATGGAGCCATCAGCAGATTGTTTGTAGTAACCAGATTGAAGACCAGTAATAAAAGGTGTTGGATCAACATGATTCTTCATATCCTCAATTTCTCGAAGACGAGATGCCATGGCTAGTGCTTGTAATTGGGTAACTCCGCGACCGCGGGACTCAATTGGAGCATCCGTATCATCATCGACAGGTTTTGGCACGTCAGCAAAAGGGCTGGAAACCGGAACTTGGCGAGAAGAAGAGGAGCCGGTAGAGATTCCTCCGGCGCGTTTTGCCTCTTCGATGATGGTTAACTTTTCTTCCGGTGGGTCATCGGACAAAACTGGCATTGCTTCTTTTCCAGAATGGTGCTTGAATTCTTTAGATTCCTCTGGCTCATCGAAACCAAGGAGGATATTCAAATTCCCGAAACTGGATTTGAGAAGTCGGGAAACTGACTCAACGACTTTGAGACCATCAAGGGCCTCTCTAATTTCGTCTGCGTCTCGCCAGTATTTCAAGCAGGCTATGCCAGCCAATGTGTAAAGCAGGTTCATGAATGCATTCCGTCGGCGCTTGTCTTTCCACACCTCTGAAAGATATCCATTTTTTGTAACAACCTGCGAAAAGTTTTCAGTGAGCACGTCGTCCCGCTCTTTTCCACCATGTCGTCTGAAAGGCGATTGATCGCGGCGTGAAGGAGTTTCATACTCATCATCAGCGGCAATTTTCACAGCACCAAACAAAAACAACAAAAGTGGGAATCCAATCAGAACACGCTCGAACCATGTTCGAACGTAACGCAATTTCTGTGTCAATTGGAAGAACGAGAGAACCACCAAACATGTCAACGCAAATTCGACATATTCTTTCTTAAAACCATGATAGTCAAGAAACGTCTTGAAGAAAAACAAAACGAATAACAATAAGATGGAAACGGCAGGGAACAAAGAAGTAGCCCCGTTTACCAAAGACTTCCATAAACTCATCGAGAGTGGAAGGGCAACAAAAATCAACCCAAGTATCCAGGTTGTTGCAACGACGAAGAAAATCGACGGCAAATAATTTGCCCAACATCCCA